AGAGGAATGCTACTGTTTTTTACGGCGGATGAATTACACAAAGTGTCTCTTCTCAAAAGTGGAAGACGACGCGCGGTTGTTGTGAAAATATACTAATTTTTGTTATTTTATTATCCAAAATTTAACTTTTCATTAAAAAGTTAAATAATCACTCATCACCAATATTTTATGAAAAATACAATTTAAATTCATAATGACCGCCATCATCTTCAAATGTGGTCGCCCCAATGAATCCACTAACTGCGCCATCGCAAACTTTACACAATTTAACCCCCAATAATTCAGCCATTTCCCCCTCTTTTTCCTCAACCAGTTGAGCTTTTCCCAAATTCTTATATATTATAATGACTCTGTCAGTTGGGACGAGCTCTTTTTCTTTTCGGAAGTTCATAATATGACGCATTATCATTTTCATCCAATAAATCCCCTCTAACTCTTCGTTCCATGTCAAGTCGCTAACAATGATTATCCCACCTGCCTCATAAAATTGGACATATTCTACATCCTTAACTTTCGCTTCATTGACTTTCGCAACAATCCGGACATCATCTTCTCCAAAACGGCCCCCTTCAATAAAGAAGCTCCGGTCCCGAATATAAAGCTCCAAATTCTCATCAGTCATATACTCCGCAATCTTCTTTTTCATCTCTTTCGCCCCCTCTTTGAACCGCTTCCCAAAATTCGCCATAACAATCTCATACCCATATTTTATCATCGACAAATACTCACATGTCATATCAATCGCTAATACATTAAACTCTTTCTGAAAAATATCCTGTAATTCCTCAATGATGGGAACTAACCGCCAATTTTTAACATATATCGTCTGCTTATAAACGGGCTTCTTCGCGCTTTTCAGAACTTTGCTCCGGAGTTCTCCACGGGCTTCGATTAGCGTCTCTATAAACTCGAAACCATCTTGTCCCAAATATGTCGAAGCAATATCCAGCTTCCGCGGTAATGTCTCCAAATGGACGGACTCAAATTTGTATTCGCGTCCGATAATACCGCACTTCAAAAGGGCCAACTCCTTCCAAAAATACTCGGCCATAAATGGAGCGAACGGCGCAATCATTAGTGAATACATCCGAAATACATAAAATAGCACATTCAAGCTCTCTAACGCATCAATCTGCGTAATCATCGACTTCAACCGCATCTTGTTCATATTCAAGTATGTCTTGCTCAACTGATTGATAAACCCAACCATATTGCGAACAATCGGGAACAAATTGTAGGCACCCATCTCGCGATGAATCGACGCAATGAAATCGCTCAAATATTTCAAGAGCATCAGGTCCATCAGATTCGATGTGTGTGGGACTCCCTCAAAGAAATGGAACTTCTCACCGTATTTCTGCGCGTATAATGGAATCATCTGTTTCAGAAAAATGAGAGTATTATGTGAATAGATGTGGAGGCTCTGCGTAATTAGCTTGATTCCATCCTCTTTAAATTTCATTGACTCTCCTCGAACGACGCCATTACTTATTAAATAAAGTCGCAACGCGTCCGCACCGTGTCTATCAATAATGACATTCGGGTCCTCAAAATTCTTCTTGGATTTGCTCATTTTCTCCCCATCTTCCGCCAACACCAGCCCATTCACAATGACATTATTATACGGACTCTTTCCTGTCAGCGCGACCCCCAAGACCATCAGCGTATAAAACCAGCCTCGCGTTTGGTCAAGCCCCTCCGCAATGAAATCGGCGGGGTATTTCTCGTTAATAAATGGGACGCTTCCACTCTCGAACCAGCAATCAAACACTTCCTCAATTCGGCGATACACTTTCCCGTTCCGGCGAATCTCAATCCCATCCACGTGATGACGATGAATATCCGCGATTTTAGACCCAAATTCCACTTCTAATTCTTCGACGGACCCTATACAAATGACGTCGCCGTCATCGGACCTCCAAAGGGGAATTGGCGTTCCCCAATAGCGGTTCCTGCTAACACACCAGTCGCGCGCCTCTTTCAACCACATCCCGAAGCGCCCATCCTTTATATGGTTGGGCATCCAATTCGTCTCCGCCTCATTGACGGCGACCATCTTATCACGAATCTTCTCAACATTGATAAAAATACAGGGGACAATTCGATACATCAAGGGCGTGTCGCTTCTCCAACAGTAGGGATAGTCATGATTCTCATATGTCAGGCGGAAAATAGAGGACTCCAATCGCTTCAAAACAATCTTATCCGCATCCTTGAAATAGACCCCACTCAAAAATGGGACTTCATCTATAAAATAGCCATTCGCATTAAAAGGACACATCGGTAATTGAGTCTTCTCAATGACCGCATTCTCCAAACAGACGCGGTAATCATCCTCTCCAAAAGCGGGGGCCAAATGAACAATACCAGTCCCCGATGAATTATCCACGAATCGGTCAGCAACCACGCGAAAAAGATGTCCAATAATAATATCGGGGAATGGCGGGACATATTCGATCCCTACTATATCACTCCCTCTAATAATATTTACCGGTTCTCCCTCAATTCCGAACTTTCCCGCAAGTTCAACTAAGATAATAACTAACTCTCCATCTCGTTCATACACTCCATAATCTAAGTCAGGATTTACGCAGACCGCCATATTACAGGGGAGGGTCCATGGCGTCGTAGTCCAAACGAGGAGAGACGTTGGTAATTGGGCACCCCATACTTTGAACCGGAGGACTACTGAGGGGTCGCGAACGCTCTTGTAGTTCGATTTCGCCTCAAAGTTGGAGAGAGGAGTCGCGCAACCACAACTGTATGGCATGACTTTCACGCCCTCATATACGAGCCCGAGGGTCCATAATTTCGCGAATACGGTCCAAACCTTATTCATAAAATCGAGGTCCATCGTCTTATAATCATTCTCCATATCTACCCATCGACCTACACGGTCAATTGTATATTTCCAGTCGGACGCGCATTTCATAACAATCTTTCGACACTCTTCATTATAATTTGCGATTCCAAATTTCAGGATTTCCTCTTTCGTTTTTATACCCAACTTCTTCTCAATTTCGAACTCAATAGGGAGACCGTGGCAGTTATGAACAATAATTCCGTTCGCGATGAAATTGTGTGTTTGAGCTACGGTTATATCATAAACACGTCTCAATCCAACGCTTTCTTTGCGAACTAATCTGGTCGGTTGTGCGACGGAGGGTTTCGCATCATATCGATAGCCAATCAACAGGCGAAAATTGCTCAAATAGGGGGATTCTTTGTCCCTATTCAAAAACAGGGCTGAATCACAAACACCGTATAATATATTATTGACGATATCCACGTTATTCTCATTGAAATTTGAATACATTCCCGAAAAAAATCCCGCAAAAAATTCGTATCGCAAAAACAGAGGGGTTTCCACGTTCGATACAACCGCCGGAATAATTTTATCAATCCCCATTTGAATAAATGAGGCCATAATAATATCTGGAATTTCAACCATATATTTCGAAAAAGTGGGTTCGTATCTTATAATCGGTTCATCACTCGTAAATAGGGCAACATCTCTCAGAAATAAATCTGAAACTTCTCTGAATAATACGTAAATTTTATTATTATTTGCGAATCCATTTCCACAAACGTATCCGAATAAACGGAAGTAGGCCAAGCAATTCATTTTATTGTCCAAACTGCTACATGATAACACAAATGCGTTCGTCTGAATTGTCCAATTATACGAGTTCATATAATAATACGGGACTGGATTTACTGGCGTTGCGTATAATACTTCTTCATGAATTTCCCCAGCTTTCATCCAACCATAGTCCGTATATAAACGATGGTCCGGCGTGCAAACGAGTGATGTATTATTATCAAAAAAGAGCTCAATACATTCGCGGTCCCCCTTACAAATAAAATTAGATGATGGGCGATTAGTAATCGTTTTGTCTGAAATTGAGCATGTTTCGACTGAACCGGAATACTCGAAGAGGTCTTCAATAAATAGGCCAATTCCATTATCCAAATTGATGATGGTCCCCTCCGCGATACAATCCCATCCCCATCTTCGGGGGACATTATATCCGGTCATCGCCCAATAGCGGGGGAATATGTCTTTGATTGTGCTGGCGACTATATGACCATAATGGGGATTTCCAGTGCAAAAGGGGGGTCCATCATAAAATACTTTCGTTGGATTTTCCTTGTTCTTTTCTAACTGCTTCTTGAATGTATCATCTTTCTTCCATTCTTCGAGGATTGCTGTTTCAATTTTAGTGTTATTCATTTCGTTGTTTATGAATAATAGTCAGATTCTTTTAAGTTATAAATAATATAAAGAAATTGCGATATTGTTTATTATGGACAAAGTATGTCGCGATTTTATGAACCACAAGTGTTCTCGTAATCCGTGTAATTATATCCATGACAAGAATCTTTGTTATGGATTTTGGAAGGGGGGTGCCTGTAAGTGGGGCGCCGATTGTAAAAAGAATCATTTTGTTAGTGGAGGAGCCGGAAATAACAGCGGTCATAAAAAGAACACGACTGAGTTCGAGCCTAACTATGAGCCTTGTGATATGAGAGTCATTGTTGATACAAGTCAGACGAAATTTAGTAAAGATATTCAGACGCGAGACGTTGTGTTAATTCCAGATTTTATTCAGGGTCCGATGATATACGAGAAATTAGTGGATGAAATGGTCAAATGCGGGGGAGAAATATTCAAGCTGTGGCATGGGGATACACATCTCATTGCCGACGATAAGACAAACTGGAAGCAGAAATGCCCGACTTTTAACATGGTTATAAACAGGATAGCAACATATTTCGATATGGATATAAAGGCGACCCGTTGTAATTGGTATCAAGATAGCTCGGACTGGAAGCCGTTCCATCACGACGCGAGTGCTGTAAAAGAGGACAAAGCGAAAGTCCAAAACCTGACGGTTGGCGTAAGTTTTGGGAAGACACGGGACATCGCGTTCCAAGAGAACAATAGTCGAAGAACTGTTGCGTTTCCTTGTCCAAATGGTAGCGCTTACGCTTTTTGTAGAGATATAAATGTCAATTGGAAACACGG